ATGATGGTCTCAAACTATCAAAGGCCGCAGATGAATATTCTCCTATTGACCAGCCAATTAGAGGAAGGATTTGTTTGAATCTTGACTTGGCTTTTGAGCGTCAATGGAATGATGCCCAAAGAGGATTACTTCCATCTATGGCTTTAGATTATGTAGCAGAAGTGGCTCTTGGTGAGAAGAAATTAGTCAGTGAAAAGTTTCCTGATAAGAATGAATTCTTTCAAAGAGGATGGTTAGAAGATACTGATACATACATTAAGTATGCGAGAATAGATGTGGAATTAATCAAACGATTAGACGAAGAGAACTATACCTCAGAAGCAATTTTAGCCTTACAAAGATTAATTGTTGCTCCATTTGATGCTTGCTTCTATGCTAGTATGATGGGGGGAATATACTTCATGCGTAATGCTACATGGAAAGCACCAACAGGTAGCATGGATACTAAATCACATTACAGTGGGGCTATGATTTATGACCCCGCAGAAGAGGGAACAAACGGATTACATTTAGGTGTGGCGGCGTTTGATTTCGCCTCGCTATATCCATCAATGATGATAGCGCGGAACATATCATGGGAAACTAAATCAGAAACTTCAACTGAACTTGGTGTGAATTTACTAACTCCTAGAGATTTTAGTGAAGAGATTGACTTTGACTACAGATATTATACAACTGAAAAGTTGGGACTATTACCTTCTGCTGTCTTAGAACTCAAGCAATTGCGAGACCATTATAAGAAGAACATGAAGGTTGCTAAGACAAAAGAAGAGTATGCAAAGTGGTACAATAATCAAATGGCTGTTAAAAGATTAATGGCATCATTTTATGGTGTGGTTGGTTATCAAGGATTTGGTTGGGCTGATGTAGATTTAGCCGCAAGTATTACAGCCAGCGCAAGAGAAGCAATTAGATGTGCGGCATTCAAGGTGATGGAATTATGAAGGCTCCAGATTATAAGTTTTGCAGAACATGCCAGGAGCCATTATATCATTATAGAACCAGACCCACATGTGGTAAATGCTACCTTAAATGGAAGCAAGCAAAAAGAGAAAGGAAGGGACAGAAATGAAAATGAACGGAGAACAAGTAGATAAATGGTCAGAACAACATGTTGGTAGCCTAGCCTTAACTAGGACTATTCTAGGTTTCCTTAACCTATTATTAGGTGTTGTTGTGGTATTCAAATTATTTGGGGTGATATGATGACAAAGTGGAAAGGACCATCTAATACAAAAAAATGTGAAAAGTGCTTAAGGGTTATTGAATCTAGAAACACACCGAAAAGTTTCACTTCAAATTGGATGAGAACATGGTGGAATGAAGAGAAAACAATATGTTATAATTGTGGAAAGCGGTGGTTTCAGTGAAGTTTTTCAAATGGCTTAAGAAGTGGCTCTATGGTTTAGATGATGAGGATAATAAAATGATTCTATCTCATGAAGAAAGAGTCCAAAGATTAAAAGAACAGGTGAGAAAATGAGACTATGTAGTTGCCAATTTAACAAGCACACTAGAAGTGTGGGTGATGATGGAAGATGCACATATTGTGGTTTGGTGGTGGATGAAAGATGAAAGTAGTTTATGGACATACTGATTCTATCTATGTGCAAATGCCTATAGATAAAGCAGAAGAGACGCTTGATTTACTAAACAATCATGTGAGGTCTCACTTTCCAAATATATTAGGATTGAAGGAACACCCAGTTAAACTTGAATTTGAGAAGTATTTCTCTACCTTAGGTGTAGGCAAAACTAAGAATCGCAATGCAGGATTAATCATGTGGAAAGATGGAAAGTATCTTGAAGAGCAAGAGTTTGTGATGACAGGTTTCACTGCAAAGCGAGTAGCAATTACTAGTCTAGCAAAGCGCATTCAACTTGAATTACTAAAGAAGTGGGTTAATCGAGTAGAGGAAATCAAAATCACCCAATGGTTAAATGCAGAATTCAATTGGGTTCTTGATGGAGTTATTGAGCCATCAGAATTAATTCAGCGAAGCCGGTATAGAGAGGAAAGGTTGACTTATATGTGTGACGCATGTAATAAGAAATACACCTGGGAACAGGTATTCAATATGAGAAAAAGGCAAACAGATAGTGCCGCAAATTACTGTGATAAGTGTGGTCAAAATTTAGAACTGCTTACATTGGGTGGAAAAAGACCAAACATAGGAGCAGGCATTGAAGGAGTTCTTTGGTGGAATCAAAATAGGACTCCAAAAATTGATGACTCATATCTTTACATGAAGGTTATGGATAATGCATCTAGGCATAATTATATGAATGTTTTAACGGGGGAGCATAAGAGACCAGCATACATATCTGCTCCAACTGTGCAAGATTTACAGGAGTTTACTCCTGATTATAGGCATTATGCCCAGTCTATTATTAAGAAAGCAGAGCCTATATATAATGCTATGGATTGGGACATAACTTTAATTCAACATGACAATAATCAAAGTGGTCTAGGGGATTGGTGGTAAAATGAGAGAATATACTTATGAATGGGATGCAAAGAAATACGGCGATGAAACTCAGCCTATACTGAAAATAACCAAGTCATCATTTGGTTCGTTTCAATGGTGTCCAAAGAAATATGAATTTTGTTATCCCTTTAGATTGCCGCAAGATACTACAGAACCTATGATTAAAGGAACGGTAGTGCATAATAGTAGACAAACTTTCTTTGATGAATTTGATATAACAAAGGCAGAGTCTTTGTCTCACTCAGAATTAATCACCTATAACATGGGGCTACATCCTATTGATGACTATACTGATATTTACAGGAATATAGCCACCTTTGAAGCACAGCGTTTTGTTGATGCTAGAGAGGCAGGGAATATAGATGATTATTTACCTGTTGTTAATGAGGTTATGTTGGATGCAGAAATAGAAATACCCTTTGATATTAACCCGAAATGTATTCTAAAGAGAAACTACAAGGTTCACTTGCAGGGAATCATTGACCGTATGTTTTTAGATGGAGGTAACTATGTTCCATTAGAATTAAAGACTGGACTTTGGAAGGAATGGAGAACAACAGGTATGCGTAAAGAAATGGCGTTCTATAAATTGCTGGTAGAATCAGCAACAGATGAATCTTTAGAAGCGGCAGGACTTGATAGAGATATTTCTATTACTCATTGGGGTTGGTATTATCCTGTATCAAATTATATTCACATTGAACAGGTGAAAAAGTCTAGCACAACAGCATTAATGCGAGGCATAACTCAGATACTAAAGGCATATGAGAATGAGGAATTTCCTGCAAAGTATTACTACAAGACATGTGCTCATTGTAGTTTCTACCCTATATGTGATGAAGCACAGGCGGCGACTTGGCTATGATAGTAAAAGATATAATTAAAGAAAAATTGAGAGAGAAGAAATGGACATTTGGCGAGATAGCAAATGTGACAAATACAGTAAATGAATTAGCAGAATATGCATATGATACAATGACAGCCAAAGAGAAGTTAGATTTGATTTGGAAGATTGAAATCATGGAGCCACTCCCAGATTATGAATTTGGGAGTTTCTTTGGTATAACAGTAATGGAACAATTACGAATAGAAATAGCAATTATAATAAAAGAAGAACTGTCAGATGCGACAGTTATGTTTAAGGAGGATAATAAAAATGAAGTTTCCAAGACAAGTGTGGGCGGGAAGCCACATACAAAACGCACCGCAAATGAAAAGAACAATAGTGAGGAATAAGCGAGAATTCATTGATTGGGTTAATGCTTTCAATGGTAAAATGAATTGCTACACTTCAGTGTATGACTATGCATTATTTGCAGAAACGGCTGAAGTTGATAATTCTATTATTCTAGACAGAATGTTTTTGGATTTTGATGCACATGATGAACCATTAAAGAATGCTTTTTATGATATGAGCGCATTGGCTATAATTCTAAATGCAGAAGATATAAAATTCACTATGTATTTTAGCGGGAAAGGATTTCATATTATCGTCTATGGAGAGAAAGCAAATGATATCCGAAGCATTCAACAGTATTACTCCGAATTTTCTTCGTTATATCCTACTCTTGATAGAACTGGAATTCAAACTAAGAGACTTAAGAGAATACCTAATACAGTTAATCTCAGTAGCGATGGCCCGTATTACTGTATTCCTTTAACCTTTGAAGATATTAATTTAGGATTGAAGCATATATTGAGAACCGCGAAAACAGGAAACCATAAGACTATAAGGTATGGCTCCGTCTTGAAGACATGGGAAACAGTGGCTCCAATTGAAGTATCTAATATTGAAATTGAAGCACCAAAGCCGCCAGGAGAATTACCGATAATACCTTGTTTGTATAACGCAATAATGGTAGAAAATCCAGGGCATTATGCTAGAGTATACTTAACACAATGGTATCGAGATATACTATCAATGGGCGAAAGACATATTGAACCAGCACAACAGCAAGAAATGGTGGAGATTATTATGAAGGAGTTTAAGGCTATATCCTCCAATGAAGATATATGGTTAGATTGGCATGAACCTACAACAAGAAAGCATGTTGAGTTTATTGTTAGGGGTGGTTATCATGCTCCAGGCTGTAAGTCTGTTTTAATTCCACAGGGTTATTGTCCTGGTAAATGTTGGAGGTTTTGTGAATGAAAAAATTAATAATTGATAGCCGCGAAAATTCTAATCTCTATGAGTATGTGGAATCAGAAGCGCATAGGCTGATGATACCCACTGAGAAACAATGGCTAGAAGTAGGTGATTATGTATTTGGTGATGTTTGTTTTGAGGCAAAGTCCTCTTTCGACTTCCTACAATCTGTAATCAATAAGCGACTCTGGAATCAAATTGATAATATGGATAGGCATTATGAGCATTCCTTTGTGATAATACATGGCTCCTTACATGAGGCTATGGATTTCACAAAATATGTGAAGATGAATGTTCCTCCAGAGATGCTAAAGAATAAATTTTATGGGGCCATAGGAAAGATTGCATTAGATACGGATTGTGAAGTCATGTGGTTTGAGAATGCTAAGAAGGCTGCTCAAGTTATGACTACCATTTGTAAGATGCGGCCAATTGATAGAAAGGTCATAAGTCCTAGTTTATTAAAAAGGATTTCAACAGAAGACATTAGATTGGATATGCTCTGCACAATTAACGGAGTTAGCGAAAGTAAGGGTAAGAAGTTAATAAGAGAGTTTGGTTCAGTCATGGAAATAGGAGATTCAAATGCCGAGGAATTGGCGTTGATTGACGGTATCGGCATTACGATAGCGCAAAGAATAATAGACACTTTGAATAGTGAAGAGAAGGTTTCGATATGAATAAGAATTTAATTGAAGAAGAAGATGAAATTTTCTACAGTTTTGTAGACAATGATGTGCAGGTAACTAATTGGGCTAGATTACCTGCGATAGTAGAAACATACACAAAAGACGCAACGAAGGCATCGAACTATAATGATGTGCCTGCATCAATATCTTTCTTTGTAATGCTTGGGCAATTATGCAAGGATATGATAGCAATTCCTAGTGGAGTTAACATAGATGATTGCCGGATACAGTTTGCTTGGTTGCAGACTTCGGGAACAGGAAAATCAACATTAACTAATTGGTATATTCCTATTATCCGAGAGGCATTTGAAAGAGTAAATACACAGTATGGGACTCAGATGAATATCTTTGAGACTACTGATTATACCGACGCAGCGTTAATAGGGTCGTATGAAAGGAGAACAGAAGAAGTAGTAGATGATGATGGACAAACAAGAAGGATTGAAGTTGAGGCCCCAATACAAGGTCAATTAGATGGTAGTGGATTAGCCATGTGGGATGAGTTTGAGGCATCAGGTGTATTCAAACAATCACAGCATAAAGAAAATGCAGTAGTATATCTGAATACATTTATGAATACTCTTCATGGTGAAACATGGATTATTACTAAGAAACTTAAGATGGGAGATGAACCCATTGAATGTAAGTGTGAGCGTTCAGTTTATGCTACAACTTATATTCCAAAGCATCTAACTACTGTAATTGCTGAAAAGGGAGTTCTTCAACGACTACTCATATTTATCTATGAGGTTCCACAGCATCAACAACAGCAGATGAGAAGACAATTGATTGCTGACTTTGGAACTATTAAAGCAAGAGAGAAGGTTCAAACAAAATACGCAGATAGTTTTGTTAAACTATATGAGTGTGTTAAGGAAAGATATGATGCAGTAGGCGGTGACCAATTAAAGGTGATTAGATATGATAAGACAGCCAATGATGCATTACTTCAAGAGTGTATTCTGATGGAGCGTTATATTACTAATAGTCGTCAAGTTGTATTCGAGGCTATGGAAACTTTCATCAATAGAATTCTCAAGCATATCGAAAAGATGGCTGTTTTGTGTTGTGTAGCGGAAGCCCCTAGTATCCCCGATAAATCTAAAAGATTCATAGTAACGGATAAACATGTGCTTCAAGCATCATCTCTCATACGCAACTGCTATAAGTCATTGGTATCATGGCTGGATGAGGCCCTACGGGAGGAAAAGAGGGGCTTGGAGCAAAAGGCTAATGTTGGAGCATTCAAGGCTGAATATCGAAACTTAATCAAGAACCCAAAAGGCAGTAGAAAACTACTTAAGGATGGATGGGTTAAGAAGGGCATATTAATAGAGAAGGTTATGGCTGTAACTAAAAGAGGGAACTCGACTATATACAAGTGGTATGCAGAAATAGACGAATACTTTGAAGAAACGGCAATGGCTGATAAGACTAAACTAGTTAGATTAAAGGAGGATTGGACATGAAGTGGGAAAACAAGTATGTAGTGTTTGATGTTACTAATGGACCAAAGGTTGTAGTAGAAACATTAGACACATATGGAAAGGATGGTTGGGAATTAACTTCAATCATCTCAGTAGGTGATGGAGAAAGGTTAGTAGCCTTTTTGAAGAGAAGGTTTGATATAGTCATGCCGGACCCCGAAGGGGATAAGAAGAATAAGATTGCAGAAATGTGGTCTAAGGATGGTGAATAGTTATGTTAAGAGAATTAATAGAGACGATACTCATAATACCAATTGTGATATTAGGAGTAGTGTTTGGTGGATTTGGATTGTTTGGTTAATATGTTGGCGTTAGATATTGAAACTAAGAATATGTCTCATGAAATAGGGGGATGGGGTAATACCCACATGTTTCAGGTTTCTACTGCCTGCACATGGGATGGAGACAAAGGAACCATTTACATTGATAAAGCAGTGGATGAATTGAATAAAGGTAATGTTGAAGTAAAACCATTGTCTCAATTAAAGTTTGATTTAGATGACCACTTACAAAAGGGTGGAAAGGTGTTAGGCCATAATATTGTAGGCTTCGACCTTCCGGTGTTAAGAGATGCTATGGATATATATTGTATTCAAAAGTATTTGAATCAGCGAGCATATGTAGATACAAGTCGAGATATTACTAAGGCTTCTGGTGAAAGATATAGGCTGAATAACTTAGTAAAATGCACTTTAGGGGATAGTAAAATAATGGACAGCGCAGATGCCCCCGTTGTATGGAAGGCAGGTGGATATTCACAGGTAGCAGAATACTGCTTAAAAGATTGTAAGTTAGTATATGACTTGTGGAAGCATGGGGTTGAACATAAAATGGTGAAGGGATTTTCCATTGAAAAAGAAGAAGAAGTAGAATTGGAGGTAGATTGGAAATGACAACATTAGAAGTTATTCTGTGGATTCTGTTCCTTCTCACTATCAGTTTATTATTCTTTGCGGCGTTTGGTGCAGAAAAGATTTCTAACCAGACCATCGAAGAGTATATGGACAATTTGATTAGTGAGGAACAACAGCGTGGCACTTAGAGAACAATGTGGATATTGTGGTATCTTTACGATACCAAAGCGTATCTTAGGATGCTATGTGGGTTCTCCGCAAACAGTTATGATTTGGGAATGCCGAGAGTGTAATGCTCTTTGGTCTGAAAAAGTCTTACCTGTTGCGGAGGCCCATTAGACTTTTTTTTGGTTTCCAGACCAATTTTTCCGTTAATGATTTATTGCCATACTCTAACCGTTAATCGGCTAATATTGACGAAATATCGTTAATGATTTAATCGAGATTTTCTGAGGTAGAGGGCTGTTTGGGTCGGGTCATTGGAGCGCGAGAGAACGCTCTATTCGACCCCCTGCGAGCCTGTTGAGGCTGTCTGAGGCTCTCCCCCTGCCCCTGCCTCAATCGGGCGTGAGGCCGTCAGAACGCGCCTATTCTTGAGGCAGATTTATTCGGCCTGAGTCTTGCGAGGTTCAAATACTCTCAGGTCCGTAGTTTAACATCGGTGCATTAATCAACTATCAATTGCATCGGTAAAACCATCCATTGTTTTCAAATGGAGGTAGCATTGTTTGAGTAAATTATACTGTGTTTTAGCATTACCAATATTTAGTGTGGTTGTGAAACTCTTTCCACCAAAGGGGCGTTTTCCATCTTCTTTTGCGCTTTCATTCTTATAGATGTCAACTGAGTATCGCACATTAACTCCCTCATCATTCTCCATATTATCAAGGTCTGCTCTCGTTATTTTTGCATATACATTGGGGAGTGTTACCCCTAATTCTTCGTGTTCATAATCTAGTTCTAGTGCCATTATATCACATCCATTCCGGTTTGGTTGGAATATTATTGTATGCCTGTTCAGATGTTTCATAGTCTTGTGGTAGGTTTAGTAGGTCAATTCTATATTGTTGTAATTCTATTTTCTGTTCATCAGTTAGACTATCATAGAGTATGGATAATTGATATATATCCATCTCTTTCAGTAGTCCTTGTCTAATTCCTCTTAATTCATCCCATTCCATTCAATCACCTCATAGAGTATATTGCACCCATACTAGTGCTTGTGCGTTATTCAAACTTGTGCCACTAGCAGTTCTCTTAAATTGTAGTATATCACCAGCAGAAAAAGTCATACCTACTGCTGAACCTGATACTACTTTTGTATAGTTATTAGCATTAGTTTCAGTTAATGAATCGGATGACCATGAAAAATCTGTTCCACTTGCCGCACCATTTACTCTTAATCTCCAAGTATTAGCGGTGCTATTTGATGTAATACTTCCACCTGCAAACAAGAAAGATACAGCCATTACTTTACCGTCAAATGGCATTGGATAAGCATTAGGATTAGCGGTAGAACTTTGTACGGTTGGAACACGCATATCTACTGTTGTAGTGTTTAATGCTGCTCTTTCAAAGAATAGAGGTGTTAATGCTCCAAGAACTAAACCATCCCCATTACCTTCAATCCAAGTAACTCCACCATCTCCTGATGAAATCTTCAACTGGTCGTCTTCATCAGCCGTAACATCTGCTTTACCTATTACCACATTGTTATCACCCGAAGTGATATTATCGCCAGATTGATAGCCAATGGTGATATTTGAATGACCTGTGTTTATTGCCCCACCAGCCGTCACACCCACCATAGTATTATAATTACCGCTTGTTACATTATCCCCTGCACCATATCCTAATGCAGTTACACCTGTTGAATTAGCATAATAACCTGCATTTAATCCAACATAAGTATTTTGTGAACCAGTTGTTATTCCTCTACCTGCATCGTTTCCTATTGCCATGTTATAGCCAGCAGTTGCGAATCTTAAAGCATCATGTCCTATTGCTACACTATAGCCACTAGATGCCATAGCATCTAAAGCATAATTTCCGATGGCGATGCTTTTTGTTCCTGTTGTAATTCCATTCAATGCATAATAACCTATTCCTATGTTATTGTCTGCACCACTTGTATTAGTTTGGTCGCCTGAAAGTGCCTGTTTTCCTATCGCTATATTGTAATCGCCCTGGTCATTACCTACATATTTACCTGCATCTACGCCGACAGCCACATTCCCTGTTCCTTGAGTTTTACCATAAGAACCCATATATGCTTGGTCGCCAATCGCAATATTGGATGATGCCCCGACTATTCTTTCACCTGCGGCCATACCAATCGCAATATTGGATGAACCGGTTGTTAAATTGTTAAGTGTCTTATAACCAAGTGCCGCGTTTCTATCTCCTGTTGTAACTGCTGGACCCGAAAGTTGTCCTGCAAAGATATTCCAATTAGCATTATCTAATGACCCTGTTGTTTCATGTCCAATCCAAATACTTGTTCCTGAAACCTTAGCATCTGATAATCCATCTAATGCAGAAGCACCACCAACAGCAGAACCTCCTACTGTTAGAGAACCTACAACATTAACTGTTCCATCAGCCGCTATAGTTAATCTTGAAGTTCCGGCAGTTGAGAATCCTAAGATGTCTGTTCCGCCCAAATACATTCCATTATTAGTATCATTTCTGAAAGTGTAAGCGGGGGCTGAAGCCGATTCATCATTCATCGCTTCAATTTTTCCATGAACCTCAACATTACCATAGTTCAGCAATTTTCCTGAACTATCAATAGTAGTCCTTACATTTCCTCCTGTGGCGAAACCAATCTTATTTGCTGCTGTGCGATACATTCCTGTATCAGTATCAGAAGTGAAAGCAAAGGCTGGTGCTGATGCTGAACCATTATCTGCTCCATCGTTTGAATCACCACCACTTGAAACAGTTTGCCAAGAACCATCTCCACGCAAATACTTGCTTGCATCTGCTACTTCTGCTTTAGGAACTAATCCTGCACTACCGACAACATTCGTTGCAACACCCGTTCCAGCAGAAGAACCACCAAACTCAGGAAAGACAGTATCTTCTGTAGAAGCATCACTCATAGTCATTCTCATAGTTGTATTTGATTCTAAAGTTATTGCTGCATTTACAGAATGAGAAGCAGCAGTTGAACCCTTAACACCCCTATCTACAATTAGTGCAAATGTATTGGAATTTGACGCTTCTAAATCTGATAGACCACCTAATAGCCTACAATATTCACTTCCAATCTTTACAAGTTGTGTTGCTTTATTTACACCTAATGCTACGCTGAAAAACTTATCTTCATCAGCCTCAGTCATATATAATAAAGTAGCAGTAGTATTTACAGCAGTAGTTAAGGTGGCAGTAACTTCTGCTATAGCACCTTTATTTTCTATACCATCAGCATTAACTGTTTTAACATTTGTGTTAAGTAATGTAGTTGTAGAAGTTAATCCTGTTCCTCCCCTACCTGCAACTAATGTTCCTGCCCCAATCTTTGATGCGTTAATGTCTGATGCTACTTTATCATTCCCTACTTCTCCATCCCTTATTTGTGCTGCTCTTACAGCATTAGTAGCAATTTGAGCATTATCTACTGCGTTAGTAGCAATAGAATCATTATTAACTGCATTTGTCTTGATTTGTTCATTCTCTACAGCATCAGTATCTATTTGTAATGTATCTACTGCATTATCTGCTAATTGTGCAGTATCTATTGCTTTAGATTCTAATTTACTTCCAGCAATTGCTGCATCTGCTATCCTTGCTATAGGTAATGTTCCTGTTGTTAATTTAGCCGCATCTACTCCACTTGCTAAATCAGCATTTAATACTGCACCTGTTAGGCTTAACTTACTGTATGCAATTGACCCTGCTAAATCAGCGTTTAACACCGCACCTGTTAGACTTAATTTACTGTATGCAATTGAACCTGCCAATTTAGCATTAGTAATAGAACCAGCCAATTGAGCATTTGTAACTGTGCCTGATAAACTAGTAGTAGGTAAAGCAGTTGCATTAGTTAAGACTAATGCTGATGGTGTTCCTAATGCTGGCGTTGTTAATGTTGCATTAGTAGCAGTTAATTTACCAATGGTAGTAGCACCTGTTCCATTAGGTGTAATTGTAATAGCACCATCAGCACCATCGGTTATAGTTAATGTTCCTGAGTTAGTGCCTCCATTAGTGCGAAGAACAAGGTCTTGGGCTGATGAAGTTTCAATTGTGTTCTTGTTTGTATCTGTCCCTATTTTCACATTCCCGGCTTCAACGCTACCAAAGAAGTCAGCCGCACCTGTTACAGCAGTAATTGAGATGTTGTTAGTATTTGATATTACACCAGCACTTGAGAAGTATGCTAAATTGTTATTCCCTGCATGAGTGCCGACAGTTACACCATCAGTCACAGTATCAGCATTACCTGTTAAATCACCAACAAAAGCACTAGCAGATATTGGTTTGTTTGAAGCAAGTCTAGCATTAGTATTATCCCAAGTAAAGGTAGGCGCACTAGCATGAGAACCAAATTGTAGTCCAGCAGCATTAGTTAATGCTAGGGTTGAAGCACCACTAGCCATAGTAATAGTTGCATCAACAACATCTAAATCAGTAGCACTTACAGTATTCAAATCACCTGTAATATTGAAATCTCCACCAACAGTTAAATCTCCTAGAATGGTTACAGTATCATCTGCAACCCCAATGGTTACATCATCGAAATCTGCGGCAAGGCCACTTTTTAGGTTAGCGGTTGAAACGCTCACATCAGTATTAGTTACCTTAGCATTATTAGCAGTATGTTCGTCAAATATTGCTTTAGACATTACACCACTAACAGAAGTAGTGGCTATGGGTATTGTTGCATCTGTTCCATCAGAAGATGTTATTACTCTAGCACCTGTTGTTCCTGTAATTGCTAAGTCAGTAGAAACATTAGTGACCTTAGAATTGTTAGCAGTAATATGACCTGCTTGTGTAGAAGTAATACCTGTCTTAGCAGTATTAGCCGTAACAGCATCAAATGTAGTTGTATTCATTACTCCTGAAACACTAGTTGTTGCTACGGGTATTACTACATTATCTCCTGTAGATGAAGTTATTGTTCTTGCTTCATCAGTTCCGGTAATACCTAAGTCAGTATCTACATTGGCTTCTGCACCTGAAGGAGCATGAGATACTTGTGAATGGTCATAAGCCGTTTTACCTCTATCGCCTCTATATGCTGTGCTACTTGTTTCACCTAATGCTAATAAAGATGTATCCCCTGCTAAAGCAGTAGTGCTTGTGGTTCCTAATCCAGGGAAAGTGACTTTTGCAGTATTAGCCGTAACAGCAGAAGCATCAGTATAACTAGTCTTAGCAGTATTAGCCGCTATCGCATCAAACATTTCATCGGTCATCACACCCCAAGCATCTGTAGTTGCTGCTGGTAATGCTACATTAGTTCCATCACTAGATTCTACAGTTAAAGATGTTCCATTAGCAGTAGCACTTAGATTAGTAGAAACATTGGTAACCTTAGCAGTATTAGCACTAACTGCCGAAGCATCTGTATAACTAACTTTGGCTGTATTTGCAGTTAAATTATCAAACATCTCATCAGACATTACGCCCCAATTATCAGTATCAGCCAATGGTAATGATGCATTTGTTCCATCACTAGAAGATATTGTTAATGCACTTCCACTAGCACTAACTCCTAAATTAGTGCTAACATTGGTAGCCTTTGCTGTATTGGCTGTAATGGCTGATGCTTGACCACCAGTTATAGTAGTAGTATTACCTGCTAAGGCAGTTGAACCTGATGTTCCTAATGCTAAGGTGGTATATCCTAAGCCGGTCACAAAGGTATGTATTTGGTCTGCTGTTGCTAAACCCGTTCCACTATCTGCTATTGCGGCTGTATCTAATACTGCACCTGTTCCTAATCCCAAGTTAGACCTTGCAGTTGAAGCACTCGCCAAGTCTGAAAGATTACTTGCCTTTGCTAATTTGAGTCCTATACTTGTAGCAGTAGTAGTTGCGAATGAAGCATCATCACCAAGAGCAGCCGCTAATTCATTAAGGGTGTCTAATGCCGCAGGTGCGCTATCAACAATACCTGAAACTTCTGCATCAACATATGCCTTAACTGATTGTTGACTTGGAACAGCAGTAGCACTATTGGAACTCATATTATCTTGGTCTAGTAAAGTTAACTGTGTATCTGTTCCTGTTATTGTAATCTTACCAGAATTAGTGTGAGAAGTTGTGATTGAACCCGCACCTAAGAATTCAACATCTTGATTGGTGTTACCTGCGGCTCCACTACCAGATAATCTAATACGCGTTGTTCCTGATTGTGAAGTTAAAGTGTAGGCATTCTGAGTATTGGTATCTGTATTAGTTACCTTTGCATCATTTAGTGCTGTTCTCTTTTCTAATTTACCCATACCTACTAATAGAGTATCTGTTGCGGCTACTGCCCCACCTGTTGCTGTACTTATTCCTGTTAATACTTTGGCTATTACCTGTGCATTAGTTAATTGAGTGTCTGTATTTGATATATAACTAGGTGTTGCCCATACAGCAGTTCCGCTTGAATCATATTTTAAGAACTCGCCTGAACTTCCTCCTGTTGGTATATGTTTATTACCAGCAGTTGTAGGATGAGTATAAACTGTATCTGTGAATACAGCACTTGTAGGAACGGCTGTCTTTACATTATCATATGCCCAATCAGAACTTATTGAAGTAGTAGATGCACCATCAGTTGGTGAACTACTAATTGCTCTATGTGTATCTGTATCTGTGGTGAATGTTAATGCTCCTTGCATATATGTTTGTAAGACACCAACACCCATTTTCTTTAATGTGCCACTATCACTAATTACAAATTCATCCGCAGAAACAAGACCACTTGTTAATGCACTTTGTCCTGTTATATCTCCAATTACAAAGTTTGATGACCCTTGACCGGAAGCACCAATAGCAGTTCTAATTTCTGCGGCTGTAATACCAGACTTAAGTGTTGGAGTGCCACCATTATCATATAGTGCTGCATTTCCACTATCACCACTTACATTGGCTTCAGCACCAGCAGGTGCGTGTGATGCTTGAGAATGAGTATAAGCAGTATCATAGTTAGTTTTGAGGGCATCTGTAAGGTCATTCTCAGTAAGGCCACCATCACCTACTGAATAAGTTGTGTTATTATCAGCAGCCCAAACTGCTGTTCCACTAGAAGTATACTTTAGGAATTGTCCTGAAGAACCGCCTGTAGGGATATGTTTATTCCCAGCACTTGTTGGATGAGTATATACTGTATCATTATCTGCCGCCCAAACTGCTGTTCCTGAAGATGTATATTTCAGGAATTGTCCTGATGAACCACCAGTAGGAATATGTTTATTACCTGCTGTGGTAGGATGAGTATAGACTGTATTTGTATAGTTATTGGCATGAACTGTACCTGCTCCGCTAACCGTTAAATCAACAGGTATAGCAGTATTGCCCACTAATGCAGTTGAGCCACTAGTTCCAAAGCCTGGGAAAGATACCTTAGCCGTATTTGCTGTAACTGCTGATGCATCTGTATAACTAACCTTTGCGGTATTTGCTACAACCGCAGTTTCTAGATTAGCAACATTTGGAATGGCTACTGTTCCTGTAAAGGTAGGAGAGGCTAATGGTGCTTTCGACGCTAATGCTGTAGTTACTGTTCCTGCATAATTAGCATCATCTCCTATTGATGCGGCTAATTCATTTAGTGTGTTTAATGCGCCTGGAGCAGAATCAATTAAAGAATCTATCTTTGCCTGTGCTAAAGTATTAATCTCTGTATCTGTTCTTGGAACACCAGCACCAGCAGTTATACCATCAAGTTTAGTTTTAAGTGTAGTTGTGAAGTTCTTCTGTGTTAAGCCTCCATCTCCTACTGCATAGGTTGTATTCGTATCGGTGTAGTTGTTAGCATGAACTGTTCCGGCCCCACTAACTGTTAAATCAACAGTATTGGTAGCACTTGCTGCTATACCATCTAACTTTGTCTTGAGAGTAGTAGTGAAGTTTTTCTGAGTAAGGCCACCATCTCCTACTGTATAGGTTGTATTAGTATCTGTGGAAGCAAGAGTCAATGTTCCTGCGGTATCATCATAGGTTGCTGTAACATTCGTTCCCCCTACAATAAGACCATCTACATAATCCTCAACTTGTTCTTGAGTTAATTGAGTATTAGTATCAGTATCAGGGTCAGCCCAAGTTCCATCTTTCTTTAAGTAAGTGCTACCACTACCTCCACCTAAGTTAGTTAATGCGGCTCCACTTGATAATGCAATATCATTTGCATTTGCAGTAATACCAGTTCCACCAATTACATTTAGAGTAGCCGCACCTGAAGCCGCACCACCTGTTAATCCGCTACCAGCAATAACATCTGTTATGTCTCCTGAACCAGACCCGAAGTTCTGAGCCACTATGTAATCGTAAACAACATTACCTGTGACTAATCCAGCATTAGCATCAGCAATCGCACCTGTTCCTGATAGGGTTGCGGCTGTGCCTAATCCTAAATCACTCTTTACTTCTGTTGCTGTTCTTGCTTCTAATGTTGTTGAATCACTCCACCTAGCAAATTCATTTGCATTGATTGTTCCTGTCTTTGCTACATCACCTGTATTTGCAGTAGCACCAGCCGAAACGCCACTTAACTTAGTCTTTTCAGCATCAGTATATGCAGCAGTAACTAATTCCCACTCACCAGATGTAATAGCATCAGCGCCAGCAGAAGAAGCAGAATAGACTTTATTAGAATCGTTTGTATCTATCCATATATCTCCAACGGCTAGAGATACAGGAATATCATCTTGTTTGAATGTAGCATTCTTAGTTGCCCCATCCTCGAATACTAAAGGAATTGTTGCCGCATTTCCATTAGTTAAACTTAATGTCTTAATATCACCACTAACTGCCTTTGCTAAGGTGATTGCTCCACGAATAGTAGCAGTAGAATCATTATCAACATTACCTAATCCTACATTGGCTTTTGTGGTTCCAGCCTGTATAGTTGCGGTTGAATCGTTATCTACATTAGCAAGCCCAACATGTGTTTTAGTTACACCTGCAACTGTCCCTGTAAATGTGGGTGAAGCCTTTGGCGCTCTTAAGTCTAATTGGGTTTGTTGTGCTGTTGATACCGGCTTTGCTGTGTCTGCGGTGTTATCTACACTTGCAAGACCAACATGAGTTTTGGTAACCCCCGCTACTGTTCCTGTAAATGTAGGAGAAGCGAGGTTGGCCTTCAAAGCATCGTCTTGTAATAATACCCATTCTGTGCTTGAGATTTCATCATCACCAGCAGCAGTAGCCCTATATTGTTTAAGGCTGTTAGAGTTATCATACCATACATCACCTGCGGCTAATGCTGTTGGAACTGATGATGACTTAAATGTTGTAATCTGTCTTTCGTTTACTACATTACCTAATCCTACATCATCAGCATCAGCCGCCAAAAGAACTGCTGCTTGAATAGTAGCATCACTTGTGTTATCAACATTACCTAATCCTACATCATCAGCATCAGCCGCAGTAAGGGTTGCTGTTTGAATAGTAGATTGGCTAACATTTGTTACATTTCCTAAACCTACATTGGCCGCAGTAGTATTAGTATTCAGTATGGTTGCTTCTGTTGCCTTAGTGCTACCATTTTCCAATAATATGTTTCCTGTCCCACCTGAGCCTAACCTTCCCCCTACGGTAGCACCATCAGAAGGTTTAGTGTTAGTTGATGAAGTGGCTCTTACTTGGTCCCAGGAGGTTTCATCATTCAATACATCCTCATCATCCAATACATTATCTGATTCATCCTTTAGGTCTGTTCCAGCAGTAGCACCAAGCGTTGCACCACTAGCAGGCAAATCAACCCATGTTGTTCCTGTTCCACTACCACTGCTTGTTAATTGTGTAGCGGTGATTTTAGTCAGGAAATCCTTCATCAGAACTTTCTTATATGTAGTTGTGCTACCATCATATATCATGATATAATCAGCAGCAATATCACCAGCAGTTGCTAAATCACCTAGTCCAGAGAAGTTAGCCTTGGTTTTAATATCATCCAAATCAGTTGCCGCAGTAACTGTAAGGTAGTCTGTCTTGGTTTTGCTATTTGTTATGTTAGTGGCTTGAGTCG